AAGAAACGATAGATAAAAGGCTATGACTGAATATGTAGGAACTGGCGCTATGGCTGAGATATTAGGCATTAGTCGTCAAAGACTTGACGTGCTGGTTAAGGTCGAAGGATTGCCTAAAGAGGGGCGCGGCAAGTTCGACCCTGAAAAGGTTAAACCGTGGTTTGCTGAGTTCAAGAAAATAGGCAGACCAGACAAGGCTAGCATTGACGAACGAAAAAGGCTTCTTACTGCCCAGGCTGTAAAGACAGAGCTTGAGGGAGAGAGGTTGCGCGGGACTCTTGTTAGCGCAGACGAAGCGGGCAATGCTATTAACCAGTTAGCGGTAATTCTTGTGTCGCAGTTAGATGGACTAGGGCCTAGGCTGGCTAATCATTTATCAGGAATAACAAACCCTGCTGAGATTCAGTACGAGATTAAAAAGGAAACTGATGCAATACGCGAAACCATTGCAGGACAAGTCGAGAATCTCGCAGATGCTTTTAATTGCGGCGCAGATTCTATCACCACCACCTCTGAGAACGGCGGCTGAATGGGCAGACGAAAAACGGGTATTGCCTCCTGAATCCCCAGAGCCTGGCCGATGGAGATCGTCCCGAACCCCTTACATGCACGCCATTTATGAGGCGTTTACCCTTCCGCAGTATTCAACCATAACGGTTGTTATGGGTGCCCAGATGGGCAAGACCGAGGCGCAGTTCAATATTATCGGTCACAGGATGGACGACGGCCCACAGGTGCCTGCACTGTATATCGGCCCGACTCAGAAACAGGTTAAAAGCGTCTCAGAAGATCGAGTGATGAAGATGCTTAGAACCACTAAGTCGCTGTGGGAAAAGCTAGAAAAGGGCAACCGAAACCGCATGACTGAGAAGTATATCGCCGGGGTTCGGCTTGGGTTTGGGTGGGCTGGTTCTGCAACTGAGCTTGCCTCTCACCCGGCAGGGCTGGTGCTGGTCGATGAACGTGATCGCATGGACGACGATGTAAGCGGCGAGGGCGACCCGGTAACGCTGGCCCAGGCGCGTACTAAGAACTTCCCGAACGCCAAAGTCGGCGTGTTTTCTACCCCTACCATAGAGGGCGCTTCGCCTATATGGGCGATGTACGAATCAGGCACTATGAATAAATGGGCCTGGCCGTGTATCCATTGCGGCGAATACTTTGCCCCAGAAATTAAGCTTCTGATATGGCCTGAAGGTGCCACAAAGCAGCAAGCCCTTGATGATGCAAAGCTAGCTTGCCCGCATTGCGGCGGGATGATGGATAACTCGCATAAGCAAAAACTAAACCAAAACGGGAAGTATATCCCGCACAAACTGACCGATACCGGCGAGCATGTGCCGTTATCTGAACCTGAAAAGAACTCAAACGCCTCTTTTTGGGTGTCCGGCCTTGCTTCGCCCTGGCAGTCATTCGGGCAGATTGCAGAAAAACTTGTAGAGTCTTACAGATCTAACGAAATAGAGCGTATTCAGGCTGTTGTGAACACCTATGGCGGCGAGATATTCAGGATGAAGGGCGACGCGCCAGATTGGAAACAGGTAATGGCGCTTAAGATTGATAATAAACCATACACGGCACCCCATGGCGTGCAGATGATTGTCGCCGGTGTCGATGTTCAGAAATACGGGCTTTACTTCGTGGTTAGGGGGTTTGGGTTTAACTCGGAATCCTGGCTGATGGCGCATGGCTTTATTGCTGGTGAGACTGAGTTTGACAACGTGTGGCTAATGCTTGGCAGGATGCTAGAACAGAATTATGGCGATTCTAGGGTTATTCAGCGCATGTTTGTGGATTCTGGTTATAACGCTGATCAAGTTTATGCGTTTTGCCGTCGTCACCCCGGGGTCGCATTCCCCACTAAAGGACACGACGCCCAGGACAGGCCGATTAAAATGGTTAATCTTGATGTAACCGTCAATGGTAGGCTGCACAAAGGCGGCGTTAAATTATGGCATTTAGATTCAGACCATATGAAATCATGGGTTTATTCGCGTATCCGATGGCCGGAGGGTGAGTCGGGCGGATGGCATTTGCACAATGAGGTTGATGAGGACTATTGTACCCAGGTAGTAGCAGAGGAACTGGTAATTAAGGCATCAGGCCGCAGGGTGTGGGTTCAGCGCCAGAAGGATAACCACTATCTAGATTGTGAAGCGAACGCCTACGCCGCCGCGTTATCGCTACAGGTGCAAACCCTGAAGCCGATACAGGAGCAGGAAAAGCCACAAAAAAGCAACGTAAAAAGTAGTCAATCATCAGGCGGGTTTATAAATAGGCCTGGAGGCTCTTTCATTCGGTAATATATAGGTTATAATCTATACATCTAATATTGGGTATAGATTGCAGTCTATATGACAAAGACCGAAGCACAGGAACATCTGGACGCTTGGCTGGCAGCTGATCTTGCTACCAGCAAGGGCCAGTCATACTCTATTGGAAATCGCTCTCTATCCCGCGTCGATACCACGGAAATCCGCAACAATATTACCTATTGGCAGCGAGTTGTTAACTCGCTAACGGCTACTGCTGCCGGCTCTACTCAGCCTACTGTCAGGCTTGCGTCATGGTCTTAGGTAAGAAAAAGCCAGCTAAGAAGCGCCGTTCTTCTCTTGAGGTGGCGCAGGACAAATCACGCCTACTTGAAGAAAAGCTGAAGCAAAAGCATTTAGCGGCCAGGCTTGAAGCAGCCGAGCGTCTATACGATGCCGCGAAAGTCTCCAACTACCGGAAACCTGTTGATAAGGGGCGCTCTGGTGATGCGGTAATGAATCACGCGGGCGAGAAATTGCGCGATTATGCCCGCTATCTTGACGAAAACCATGATCTGGCTATCGGCGTACTTGATGCTCTGGTTAATCGCATTGTCGGCACTGGTATCACGGTGCAGCATATGGCAAAGGCTTCAGACGGAACCTTGCATGAAGGCTTAAACGAACAATTAGCTGATTTGTGGCGTGATTGGGTCAGAAAGCCGGAAGTAACCGGCGAATTGCCATGGGCAGAGCTTCTCCGGATTGTCTGCCGCGCATGGTTGCGTGATGGCGAAATTCTTATTCAGCATGTTTTAGATAACAAGGCGCTTGATCACCTAACACGAGTTCCTTATTCGCTTGAGCTGATCGAGGCCGATTTTCTTCCGTTCGATTTGAATGATAAGAATAACGGCGTTATTCATGGCGTAAAAAAGAATACATGGGGCAGGGTTCAGTCTTATTACCTGTATAAAGAGCACCCAGGCAACGTATTTTTCCCTTATATCTCAGCCAATGACATCAAAGAAGTACAGGCCGAGAACATTACGCACCTTAAATTTGTGCGTAGGGTGCGCCAGACTCGCGGTGTATCAATCCTGCATGGAGTGATTACCCGCCTCGATGATCTCAGGGACTACGAGGAATCGGAGCGCATCGCGGCCAGGGTTGCGGCGGCGTTTACTGGCTTTATCAAAAAATCTACCGATGTAGCCGGGGCTAATGCTACCAGCGACGGGACAAGAACCTTCGAGATGGCCCCGGGCATGATCTTCGATGATCTACTGCCCGGCGAGGAAATCGGCACTATCGGAACAGATCGCCCTAACAGTAATCTAGGCAACTTCCGTAACGACATGCTTCGTGCCGTTGCCGGTGGCACAGGTACCAGTTTTTCTACCATTTCTAAGAAATATGAAGGCAGCTACTCAAGCCAGAGACAGGAACTTGTCGAAAGCAAAGTTGGCTATGACAGGCTGTTTTCCTATTTTGTAGAAACATTTGTCAGGCCAGTATATGAGAAGTTTGTCGAAACTGCCTATTTGACAGGCCAGTTAAAGCTAGACCCTTCTGTTGATCGCATGAAGATGAACCATGCTGAGTTTGTCGCCCCTGCTATGCCATGGATTGACCCCAAGAAAGAGATCGAAGCAGATCAACTTGCTGTCGAGTCTCGATTTAAGTCACGCGCACAGATTATCAGGGAGCGAGGCGGCGACCCTGAAGCGGTACGCAAGCAGTTGTTACTTGAAAATGAGCAGGATAAGGCTGACGGTGTAACACAAGAGCCAGTACAGCAAGAACTAGATATGCCTGAGCCTGATGATATGCAGGACGATGACGAGGATATGGTAAATGAAGCGTGACATTAAAAACGAATCGTTGAGCCGAGAGCTAAAGTTAGAAAGCGGCACGATTAACGAAGAATCCCGCACTATCTCTGCGGCGCTTTCCAGCGAGCAACCTGTTGAGCGTTGGTTTGGTAATGAGGTGTTAGACCATAGCGCAGAGGCTATTGATCTATCCAGGGCGGCAGATGGCCTGCCTATGCTGTTCGGACATGATAACAGCCAGCCTATCGGCATTATCGAGAACTTGCGCCTCGATTCAGACAAGAAGCTAAGAGGCGATCTCAGGTTTAGCCCGAATAATCAGCGTGCGAATGAAGTATGGGCTGATGTGCGTGATGGGTTCCTGAAGAATGTTTCTATCGGATACCGCATTAATGAGTGGGTAGAAAACGAAACAGATAACACTGTCAGGGCTACCCGCTGGCAGATTTATGAGGGTTCAATTGTTCCCGTTCCTGCTGATTCGACGGTAGGAGTTAACAGGTCGAAAGACCACAACGTAGGAGTTCCAGCAATGGACAAGACCGAAGATAAGACCGTCGAAACCGGCGGCAAGGACGACAGCA